ACCCAAATGAAACATTTTATGCCTACTATGAAGAAAGGATTAAGAAAGCAAATCCATAAAAAGTATGATACAATTACCATAAACGAATGTAATACAAGTAAAAAATGCTGTGAATGTAATAATGATTTATCCTATTACAGACATGGTGATGGAAACAAGCAGTTCCGTCTTTTAGTATGTTCTGGATGCGTGAGACCCCAAGTCAAACAAATCGTATTTAGAACACGAGACGCTAATTCGGCAATCAATATAATGAACTTAACAAAATGCTGGATAGAGAAGCAAGAACGCCCTGCGTGTTTTCAAATTTCGTCTTTCACCTCTTCAAATAATCAAAAGGAAGAGGAAAAAGTTAGACCATCGTAGGCGAAACTCCTACTATTGATTTTACATTCTTGATTATTTTTTTATGTTGTGAAAACGGCGTTTTAAATCTTCAAGGGTGTAAAATAGTTTTTTGTTCATTTTCTGTTTTTATGTTTTCAACTTTTGTTTTGTACATTAATCCTTTTACAAACAATTGTTTCACTTCTTCAAACAACTTATTATTATTTTCGCATTTATTTAAATTTATATCATATGAAAAAGGATTTTTGATTTCACCTGAAAAAAAGGTTTCCAGATTTATTTCGTCCTTTGGTTCATCCATATTTTTATAATATAATACTATAAAAATATGTTTATTCTTAACGTAAGGGCTCTTTGTTTCTCTTATAGATATATTTGTTAACAAAACATCTCCTTCATTTCCTAAAGAATAGACGTTCTTTATCTGTATATGCAAAAAACAAGTCAATGTTACCTCAATTTTGATAATATTTTTAAATTTTTATTTTACATGATTAAATGATCTGCATAGAATTCGAGACACTCTTTCTTAGTATTTATATTGTAAACATACGGTTTTACTGCATTTCGCGGTAAGAAATGATGTTTGATGTACTTCTGAATATTATAATATCCCAGCTTACCAAATCGGGTATTATTGTCGTTAGGGTAGTAGTTAAGGAGCTTGGCCAGAGTGGAGTCTGCGTTGAAATAATTACGAGAATTATTATCGTCCTTAAGATTGTACCTCTCGACGTAGCGATAGATCTCCCGGCTTACGTCAGTGCGGCGCATCGCTGTACCATAATCTACACCAAGAAAGTCAGCCATCTCGTCACTAATCAGATGCGACCTACAAAATACACTATCTAGACCTCGTCTGCGGTCCTCAATCTCATTTCGGACCTCATTTCGGACCTCATTTCGGAACTCAGTTCGGAACTCAGGCAAGACCTTTGTTATAAGACCACTAGCGACATTCCGATAATAAGCAGTTAGAGAACACTCTTCTCCATCATAAGAATATTCTTCGACATATTCCTCTTCCCATTCATACATTCTTTCATCTCTATAGAATGGTCTGGCTAAACTAGAATGTAACTCAAATAATGAAATCCAACCACAGTCATATTCATCTCCAAGTACATATTTAACCAAGGTTTCGATTTTTTCATCAGGATACAATCCTCTACGCTCGTCATCCATCAGATTGTGTTCTGTAATGTAATCTTCTATCCCCGCCAAAATCTTTGATAAAGTCATATGTGTGCCGTGACCTACTTCGAAAAAGTCGGCAATCGGATCACTAATTCGGGCTGATTTGATAAAGATAGACATATTATTATATATTGTTATACCTATTATGAATAATAATCTTTTATTCAATTTTTTATCTACATGCTATACCCCCTATTGAAGTTTTACCCTCTTTTGTTATCTATTTACCATTTATAATTTATTAAATGTTTATAATATTCACTACAACTATGGTCTCCGGGACTATAACATTTAAATACTGAATAATCCCACCAACTATAAGAATTATTAAAGAAAATACTCGGTTTCTTTTTTCTTTCTAAGCGAATATTATCACCTACATGATAATACATTATGGATGGAAACGCTGTTACTATATCATTACAATTAGTAATTCTGTAATGTGTTAAATTTTTTGTTTCATTAAAGCTTTGTTTCCAGCCATGATTACCTACACGTGGACTTGCGAAAGAAACTACTGTTACTTCTTGTGTTACTTCTTGAGATAATAAATACCCAAATAATGTAGATAAAGCCCCTCCTAAACTATGACCACAAACATATATACTATAGTCTGGATAATCTAATAATATATTTTTAATAGTATTTATTAATTGTTCATGATTCTTATTTACAGTTAATTGCTTATAAAATCCTCCGTGAACATAAATATTTTTTTCTTTGTTTATACATTTCTTTAAAAAATTCAAATCGTAATACCAATCATACGCTGATTCACTACCACGAAATATTACAGTCATACGTTTATTTTTTTTACTCATTGTTATTCCTACTTGCAAATCAGTATCTGGATCACTTATATAATCTTTAATTTCACCATCAGTTATATTATTGGCTAAATTTGTTATTACGTTTTGTTTGAATTCTGATATATCGTTTTTTTCTGTATTCATTCTTGATACAAAATTTTCTAATGTATCACCTTTTACATAGTCTATTGATTTACCATAATCATATATAAGAAGTGTTAATCCTAACATATCCATTACATCATCATACTTAATATTATTAATTAATTCTTCGTTTTCAGACATATACAATATAGTTATACAATTGTTACTTCATATGTAAATCATACCAGTTATAATTATTACCTATTTTATCTACTTGATATGCAGATAACCAACCCAATAATGCTCCTATTGTATCTCCTAATATATTCATATAACTATCTGCTTTTGGTTTACCGCCCGGCCATATTTTTATTATATTATTAATTATATACATTCCTAATTCTGTATTTTCTATAAATTCAAATAATGTGTGAATAATTATCCATGTATAAATTGTAATTCCCCAAAAATAAGTTATAATACCTACGCCAAAATGTAAATATGTATATTGATCAAACAATTTTGTTCCCATTTATATTATTTATACATTATTATTTGTTGATAATTACTTCTTTTAATATATTCTTCATGATTTTCTTTTCTGATTTTTCTTTATCTTCTTGACCACCTAATGCAGTGATCGACAATTCCATAAATTCATCGCATTTCTTTGATTCCATATCCATACATTCTGGGTTCTCTTCTTGCCATTTTGGAAGCATTCTCAAATTCTTATTTTCTATATTTCGTATTGTTTTCTTCAATTTGATTTTAGTATCTTCTTCTTTTTCCCATTTATTATCATCCTTTATATAGACTGTTTCTCGTTTTATATCTGTACAATGGATTGGTCGTTCTGTTACATCCATATCTTTTAATGCTTTTACAAATATACGTGATATACCATCTACATAACCTAACTTACCTGTTTCAACCAAATCATTCATTGTTAACTCTAAGGATTTCATAAAATCTGTAATATTTAATGCGTCTTTGCACTTTTCGTTTAAAAACAAATTTAAATTAAATTGATTATTAGTATTATTGTTGGTTGTGTTACCTATTTTTGGTATCATATCATTGATTGTTTCCGTATAGTGTTTTTGTTGTTCTACTACTGTTTTCTGCAACTCTTGATTTTGTTTCATTAATTCAATAAACATATTTTTATAAGATAATTCATCATTTTGTTGTTCATTTTTTTCATTATGTTCATTTTTTTCATTAGTTGGTCCATCATCTATTTCTTGAATTTCTTTTTTAAAATTGCAGTTCCTTTTATGGCCGGATAAAGACGAAGCATGTTTATATTCTTTACCACATCCGCATATATATACTTTGAAGTTTTTTGAAGTTTTTTCGTTAGTAGTTGTTAGTAATTTATGTTTACGGGTTAGTAAATGACGTTGATAGTCTTGGTTTTTGCTGCAACTAAAGTTGCATTTTTCACAAGAAAAATTAGGAAGTTTTTGGGAGTTTTTTTTCATTAGTTGTTTGTTCGTATACTATACTAACAAAAAAAACTTCCTAAATACTTTTATAATAAAATAATAAAAAATTTCAATAACAAATCAAAATTATTTTTTTTGTATTTAAAGCGTTTTCAGGCAAAATTCAAAAAGTGTGTTTTTTGAAAACAAAAACGTTCTTCTATAATATAAAAATGGACAAAAATAAATGTCCATTTTAAAAAAAACCAGTGACTTTTTTTCTTAAAAAAACGTGCATTTTAAAATTTCTGAAATAAACATTTTTTAGCCTATTATTATATATTTTATAATGATAGACAGTAAACATAATTGATAATATTTATTACAATGGCTGCATATATATTATTTTGGGATTTTTGGGATTTTTTGTTAGTATTTGTTAGTATTTTATGGTTTGCAGTCAAATTATGTTTATTATAGTATTTTTTACTACTCGTATTATACTTGCATTTGTTACGAGAAAAAATAAGGGGATTTTTTGGGATTTTTTGGGATTTTTTGGGATTTTTTTGTTAGTCATTTGTTAGTAATTTTTACATCAATTAAAAAATATGAAGAATACCTTCATATTTTTAGTTATTAGTTATTATTTTACAAATTAAGTCTTCCAAACCCCATTATTTGGTTAAGGTAATATTCGTTATTGCGAACTTCCTTTGCAGTAGCAATAGCGAGTTTCTTCGCAATAGCAGTGGCTCTCTTTTCTGCCTTTGCAGTAGCAATAGCGAGTTTCTTCGCAATAGCAGTGGCTTTCTTTTCTGCCTTTGCAGTAGCAATAGCAGCTTTTCTCGCAATAATAGCGGCTCTTCTTTCGGCATTTGCAGTAGCAGTTGCGGCTTCTCTCGCAATAGCAGTGGCTTTCTTGTCTGCCTGTTCTTTAAGTTTGTTATACACCCTCGTTTCTCGTTCAGCATTTAGCATAAGCAAGTTTTCGTTTCGTAGTTGTCTTTCTCTTCTAGCATTTGCTCTTCTTATCCGTGCTTGTTCATATTTATTTTGAATATAACAATCGATTGCTATCATGAACTGAAATCCTTTTTTTCGAAAATAGTAATCAATTTCTGAATTGTAGTTTGTTTTTAGCAATAAAGATAATGCGCATATAGGAACACTCGAAACTTCTCTCTGTGTGGCGGATATAGAGTTGTTATTAACAGGATACTTTTTACGAAATACATCTAATACTGAATGCGCTGTATTATTATACAGGACGTTTCGAGTTCCCGCCCGTAAATTAACGTTTTGACTGCCGCCTGAAATAGTGATAATATTATCAAATGGAAATAGTTTTTTTGAATCAGATTTTAACCCCCAACGTCGGGTGTTTTCGTTATATTCAAAAATTTGTTTTACAAATCCATTTAGATAGATCTTAGCCATGTCTGATCCACTAAATAAAGAGTGGAAAGGATTTTGTTGATTAGCATTTAAGGTTTCTTCTGGTAAACGTTCTGGACCGCGAACTAGGTAAGGTCGTTTTTCTAGCATCATAGAAATGCGCGTTTCGAAATCAATGCATTTAAATATTTCTCGTTTCAATTCGGCGGGAAGAAAGGGAATAAATTTCATAAAATCTTTTTTTTCAGATAGGGGAGCCAATCTGTTTTTCTGCAATTCCCTTTCTATCAAAGAAACGTATCTTTTAGGGTTGGTTAAAGTATTAAATAAAGTAGACATAATTAATATATGTGTTTTGAGTTGCTATTCACAATTCAATGAGATTTTATTCATTTTTTTAAAAAAATGTTCTCAGCATTTGCATTTTTTTAAAAAAATGTTCTCGGCATTTGCATTTTTTAAAAAAATTGAAAATAAAAAACACTTATAAATTATTGCATTATATTTATAACTATATCGATTAATAGTATGTCCGTATCCGACCAAACGCAACCTGTCATCGCCCCTAAGGCGAAGGAAGACCCGTGCCCCCAATGTCTACAGGTGGGTCACGATATCCACACATGTCCGGTATTGTCGGCTCGTGTACGCTTCGAAGCATGGTTGCCCATAAGTAATTTTGACCGTAATATTAATTTGACGTTAAAAAACATTATAATGGAAGGGGATAAATTAGGAAGCCTAATCCGCAGCCGAGAAGAAGAACGCAGTGAACTCAATGATGAAGACCGCAGAATACTCAATATGAAAGAAATCCCGCGGCATCATATCTGGGGGGCTCAATTAGCAAGCCTAATCGAGCGTGAGGCCGCTGCTGAAGAGGCCGCTAATGAAAAGGATGCTGCTGAAAAGGCTGCTGAAAAGGCTGCTGAAAAGGCTGCTGAAAAGGCTGCTGAAAAGGCTGCTGAAAAGGCTGCTGCTGCGGCCAATGCTGCTGCCGAAGCTGCTGCTGCTGCTGCGGCGGCAAAGGCTGCAGAAGAAGAGAAGGCCGCTGCATACGAAAAGTTCAGGGCGACGTTGCAGAGGCAGTCCAAGCACCGCATCATTATGATGATGTTCTTATGTCCATATGAAAGCGAGTCCGACCGAGTATTGACCGAATGGTTGTGGAAGCAGACCAAGGACACAGTCATCGACTTCTTCTTCATGAATGACCAGGAGAAGAGCGCCTACTACACCGCACACGGCCCCATGCACGACAGCGAGGCACCTGAGTACACCGACGAACACGCTATGGAGCATCAACACGATGACTACTACTGGCGTGACAGAGAGTTGCCGAGCAACGTGGATTATCGGCGTGTTTCCGAGAATCGTGTGGAGTAGCCGAGCGATGCGAAAACTAAAAAATTACCTGCCTTAAAATCTGCATTTTAATTGTTCAAAGGAATAATAATAATATTTTGATAAAAATATATAAATACAACAATAGAAATAATAGAAATAATGTTTGAATATATTCAACATTTTTTATTTATATCATTTTTATATCCATTTATTGAGCTATTATTTGCTCAACAAAATAACTTATTAAAACAATCGAAAGAAGAATTAACCGGAATGTCTATAAAATTATTTACAATGTATACAGATTTTATTTATAATTGGAATATATTTTACAAAGAAAAATATGAAAATGACGAATTATTCCGTGAAGCAATGGATATAATAATTAATCATTATACACAATTCCATTCTTTTATTTATGGTTATCAATTAGAACCTGACGAACCAGATTGGTATAATATAAGTGTTTTGAATAATATGATAAATACTGTAAATAAAAATATTGAATATACTTTGGATGAAAAATATGAAATTTATGAAAAATATAATAAACCGATCCAAGAAACAACAATGATAGAATACAATAATATTATAAATAATATGAATAAAAATAATTTAATATCAGTATTAATAACTATTAAACACGATAATAAATATTGTGTGCAAGTAAATAATTGTACGAATATGAATTTAAAGTTTACACCAAGTTCAGTGAGATTTTTATCAATTGAATATGAAGACCCATTATTAAAAGAAAAAATACCATTAACGATTAATGCAAATATGTTTTATGAAGAAAATGAGATTTTATCATCAGCATTTATCAAAAGATATTTAGAATATAATCCAACAAATAGATGTTATAGTCATAATTATAAAATTCATATAATGGATAATGATATAAATATGATAACATTAACGTCGAAAGATTATATTTTATTACATAAAGATAGATATGAAATAATAAGTAATAAATAATATAAAAGTAAAAATATATATAGAATATATGAGCGTAGTCACAGAGGAGACTGTAATCGTTCCTTCTGAAGAACAAATTTTGAATGGTAAATGGAATTTATATTACCATTTACCACACGATAAAAACTGGGATTTATCTGGTTATACGGTAATAATGGAAAATATAAATACAGTAAACGATGTAATTTCGTTAAATAAAAGCATCCATGATAATATAATCAAAAATTGTATGTTATTTGTAATGAGGAAAGGGATTACGCCAATGTGGGAAGACCCACAAAACAGAGAGGGAGGTTGTTTTTCATATAAAATATTGAATAAATTTGTACCAGATGTATGGAGAAATTTATTTTGTATGTTATGTGGCGAAACGGTATGTAAAGATAAAGAAGCAAATACACATGTAAATGGAATAACAATTTCCCCGAAAAAGAATTTTTGTATTTTAAAAATCTGGTTTAATGTTGCGAAATATCAAGATCCTACTATTATAGCAACTATACCTAATTTGCAAACACAAGGATGTTTGTTTAAAAAACATGAGCCCGAGTTTTAAATCGGACAATGTATAAAATTGAATTATTATTTATTCGTAATAATAAATAATAAGAATAATAAGAATAATAAGAATAATGAAAATAGAAGAA